CAGCTTTTGGAAGTTCAACCTTTTCTTCTTTTGTTCCCTTTAATTTTTCATCCTTAACAGGATCCGCTTTTATGTTCGCCCTGAACTCTCTTTTTATCTTCAGAAAGTTCCGCTTTTGTTTTCTTAGTACCTTTATTTTGCCTCCTCGCTTGTTCATCACGTAATATTTTTAGCTGACCATCTAATTCGTCTTTATTGAAAACACCCTTTGCGCCACCTGCCCGAACTGTGCCATATTTTTTACCAGACGTTTGCATTTTGGCCAATAAATTATTGCGTTCATTAATCTGTCGTGCAAGGGACGCATTGTCAACTTCCTTTACATTAGCGAGGTAGTTATTAGCCTTGTCTTTATCTATGGTCTTTTTTAAATTCGCTTTTTGTTTTAACAGAGCAGTTTTCTCGGCTTCTTCGGTTTTTGTGAGTCCAGCATATTCGACCATTTGTTGCTGCCCCATATTATCGGTTCCACTTCCCTCATGGAGGCGTTTCTTCTTACTTAAGCTGTCAAGTTCTTTAAGACGATTATCTATCCTGCTTATTTCATTTTTAGGATTAGCAAAAGAACGCTTATTTTCTAATTCGACGATTTCAGCATTAATGTCTCGAATATGGGCTAATTTTTGCGCTTCAGTATCATATTTTTTGAAAATAGATGGATATTTCTGTTCCAATTTTACAAGAGCAAGCCGTCTGTTATCTGTTGACAATGTATCATCTGCCGCAACATTACATAATTTCTGAATCTCCTCATTATGTCTTTTTTCTAACTCAATTACTTCTTGTTTCTTTTCATTATATCTTTTCGTCGCATCGTTCACAAGGTCGGTTTGCGTCCTTTGCATAATCAATGCCCCAATCATCACACCTATTGCTGACGCAACTAACACATAAGGGTTTGCAAGCATTGTAATATTGAGTAATGCTTGTGCTTTTTGGGTTATTAGAATTTGCGCACGTGCAAGTGTCATGGCAAACGTATGCCCATTCTGTGCAACGGTGGCGACAGCAAGCCCGACACGATAAGCTCCATAGGTTTCTACGAGACCGAGAAGTACGCGCCCAACCTGTTCGTAATTCTCAACTAATTTCGTTGCCATTTGCACAGCTGTCATCACGACACCCTCTCCCTTGCCACCTATCTCATTGAACATATTGTCAAAGGACTCTTGAAGCATGGAAATCTGTCCATTGAGCGTCTTTGCGCCCTCTGATGACATACCATAGAATTTTCCTCCTGCACTTGTGGCAGAGATAAAGGCATCCTGCACCATCTTTGAAGTGATAGCGCCTTTTGACATTTCTTCTTTGAGTTCGCCGATAGATTTACCTGTTTTACGTGCGATTTCCTCGAGCGGGTTGAACCCAGCATTAACCATTTGCATAAGGTCTTGCCCCATCAACTTTCCTGCACTGCTCATCTGTGAGAAAGCAAGTGCAAGGGAGTTGAATTTACCTGCGTCACCCATAGACACGTCACCGATAGCCTTTAGGTAGTCGATAGATTTCTCGGCTTCGATACCAAAAGAAGTCATCATCTGTACAGCACCGACCATATCCTTTGTGTTCAGCGGAGAAGCAAGGGCATATTCCTTAATTTGTCCCATGATGTTGTTTAGACGTTCCTCATTACCTCCCAATAGGACTTTAAGGGACGTTTCCATGCTCTCGAACTCTGCTCTGACGGATATAATTCTGCTTGCGAGTTCTTTTAACCCCATACCACCAAGAAGCATACCGCTCATCTGCTTGAGCTTACCAGTAAGCATGTTCATGGTTTCTTCTGTACCTGCTCCTTCTTGTCTTAGTAGGGCGTACTCATCACGAAGTTTTTTCACAGATAACCGTGCATTTGCCTGCTCTTGCGTAAGTCCGAACAGTGCAGCTTTCTCTTCATCGAGTGCTTTTTTTGCTGCCTTCCACTCGGCAAGTTTATCTTCCGCCATCATGGGAGATGTTCTCGCTGCAGAACGATACGCCTCTCCCAAACGGCTAACATCTGCAGCAATATCTCTGACTACTGCTTTCTGTGCAATAATCTTCTCTGTGAAGTCATTTACACTTTGCGAAGCTGCAAATATCTTTTGTTTAAATCCTGTTTCAACAGAAGCCGAAGCTTGCGCAATATTATTTGTCACGCTATTTAACTCCTTTGACGTCTGTTGCAACTTGCTATTAAGCTTATTAAAGGCCGTAGGGTCTTGAATAGCATCTACACCTTTAATCTCTTGTTTTAACTTCGTTATCTCGTCTCGTAACCGCTGGACTTTCTCATAATCCGCCTGTACACGAAATTTTAATTCTGCCATATTTATTTTCTCCTTCTGTTTGCGAATTCCTTACCACTGATTTTCTTTACTACATCACCATACACCTCATGTTGCTTGTCACGCTGCATAATTATTAGATTTCGATAAGGAATTTGATTAACTACTTCGTCATATGTCAGATGCAAGCTATCCATAAATGACGCAATTTGCCCTAATAGGGTTCTGTTTCCGACTACTTCGGAGTGGCTGCCAGTAGGCTTGCGCTCTTCGTCAAACTGACAGCTTTCAAGAAAGGGTTTATACCTACCAAATCAAGTGATGTTGTAAGCGCGTCTACAACCTCCTCAAATGTTCCCTCGCACAAATCATCACATAGGGATAAATCGCCTTTCACAAGCCACGATAGAGCCTTTGCGTATGCTTTACAGTCTTTTGTAGAAAGCAACATGTCTTTTATTGTTCCGTCTTCGGTAAAATCCAACTCACTAATGCACGATATTGCACCTGCTAACCTTTTTATTGTAGGAGGAGTGACGGCGTACGCCTTGCTGTTTACATAGACAATAGTATAGTCTCCCCCGATTATAGCATCTGATACTAATTTACTTGCTTTGCTCATGTTGAAAATAAAAAAGGGCGGAGGTGGTTTTGAGCCACGTCCACCCTTACGTTATCCTGTAATCTTTACCTTTATACTAAAGCCTTAACTTCTGCTTCATCAAAGTTGTATTCTGGTGTTACACCTTCAACGGTAGGAGTTTGAACAAGAGCCTTAACAGCGAGAGCAATAGCCTTATCGGTATTTGCTTCGCGTGTCACAATCTGACAGTTAGGGAAGATGAACCATACATCGTCCTCTGTCAAACAGAATAGAGTCTTCTTGATAACCACCTTATCGTTGGCGCGCTTCCAGCCAACAATGTTGTCCTTATCTGTGCCTGCGCCACCTTTCTTGATAGCCTCACCACCCATAAGAGCTGCTTTTGTTGCATACTCATATTGGCCGATAGTAAATTGAACCGTCAACTCACCAGGAGTAGTGTCATATCGATATGCCTGCCCCGTAAGCTGATTCTTGTGTGGTGTAACAGAAGGCTCACTTTCCTCAACGGTCCACGTTTCTCCGTGAACGTTCTTAACCTCTGTTTTAGCTGTGATAGCCGCCTTGATGATATTTTTTGCAAAGTCGGCAGTTATATCCTTTGTTACGACGGAAGTATCTGCATAAATGATACGCTTGATACCTACAGATGAAATTTGTCCCATAATTATATTACGTTTAATACGTTAAACAATATTCTACAATTAATAAAATGGCACTTCAAAGCAGTGTCCGCTTCAATGTGGATTGTATCTACCTCATAGTTGTATCTTGTTTCGTCAAACTCATCTGTTACGCTTTTGAAGAGTTTCTTTGCCTTTCGTTCCAATTCTTTTAATCGGAGCGTATTAGCAATATTCGCCCCCAAATCAGGCACGCACAGATTGACTTCAACAAAACACTTCTCCCAATACTTGCTCGGGGTCTGTCCTTTGACATGGATAGTAATGCGTTCGTCTTTCAGTTCGCCCATAATGGTCTTGCCGAAAGGAACTATCTCTATCCCAAACGCCTTGCAATCTCGGTAAAGAATATCTGCTATGTCGGTAGTTACTATCATTCAAACATTTCTTTTAGTTTCTTCTCTGCTCTCAATGCTGAACCGCTTAATACTTCAAATCCCTTTGCCTCAACATAGGAAGCGTAAGGCGCAGTATTCTCTAATGTCAGTCCGTCCTCGTCTACATCGAATGTATTGGACGTTCTCAAAGTGAGTGTGTGGTCTTGGTATGTTCCGCTTTCTTCTGCGTCCTTTACGGCTGCATCGCCAACGTCTATCATGCCTTTCTGAACCTTCCACTCTAAATCATCAAAGAATTGGTCTACATCAGAGAAATCACTATCTATAACCATAATTCAGAGTTATTGAAATAGTTAGCGTTCTTTACAATGTAAACCTTACCTTCTCCTCGTACGCTTTCTCTCTCAAGACATCTTACCTCTGTACCTGCTTTAATATCGACATTCATCTCACATACTACGTGATAATTAGGTCTGTAAACCTCACCATTAGGAGAGTTAAACTCTTTTGTGGTGTTGTCATCACAACGGCACTTACAGAGTGTTACCCACTCTTCACCTCCCGTATTAGGGATTGGGTGTCCGTATTCGTCCTCTTGGAGTGGTGTTACCCTTTTAACCTGCAATATGTGTGGCGCGAATATCATAAGATGCGTATCTTCGGTTTATTGTCGTTGAGTTCGTCCTTCAATCCGTACTTCTTACAAAGGAGAGAGTAATAGTCCTTTACGCCTTGAGTATTCCACGACATAGAGAAACCGCTCTCATTGATAGAAGTAGGACGAAGCAAAAGGGATGGAATGAAGTGAGCAATAGCAACAGAAATAGAATCTACGTTATCACTCATCACATCATCATCTATTGCTACTTTCGCATTGAGAGACATATCCAACAAGTCAGCCTCCGACACTTGTATGCCGAAAGACTGAAACTTGTCTGATATGTACTTCCTTACGTTCATTTTGTCAACTTGGTAAGGTCAAGTGTGGTAATGAGTGTTGGGTCTGAAATCTGCGGAATCCACTCTGCGGTGTACTCTAAGTAACGCCCGTTGTGGTCACGATTAGCAGCTACGAGCATATCACCATCACCCGTTGGAGTGTAGGTCATGCCTGGCACTGGGTCGGTCTGCTCATACGGAGTGTGGTAACGCATATAGCCAACCTTATCCTGCGGAAGGAGAGTGATGTGACCATCTGCATAAACCTGTACATTCTTGCCGTTCTGCTCCTTCACGTAGTCATCTTTGATTTCGATAGCAGGGAGACCAATACCAGTGAAGAGGTCAGAAGCAAGAGCAGACGTTACAAGACCCGTAGAGAGATACATCTGGTTAGAGCCAAGCTGCATCTTGAACATGTCGCCAAACTCCGAAGAACCGATGATGTGCTTAACGAATGTGCCACGGCTCATAATCATCTTTGAGTACTTACCGAAGTCAGGGGCAATCTCGTTGAGCTTGTTCATCAGGAAAGTTACCATCTTCTTCTTGCTGTCTACGACGATGTCGCTGTCCTGCAAAACGATTGTGTTCATCGGAAGTTCGATGTCGAGGAACTCGGTAGCACCCTGCTCGCTCTGCGCCTTGTCCTTGTTGCGGACTTTCGCCTTACCCGTCATAAGGAGAGAGCCGACAACCAAGTCCATACGCTTATTGGCGGGGGACCTCCCCCGCC